ACTTGCCATCATTTTATCTCTCTTTTCCATCATCCACCTTCCGTAATTGTAGTTACTACAGTATAATTATCATCTTGATCTGCTGTGGTTGGATTAATTGTAAAGTCCATATCTTCAAACTTGCGAGTATTATTACCAACTTCTTTAAAGTCTAAATTAATCTCTCTAATAATTCCTTGATTTCCAACAGGCCCATAGAACTTCATCTTCATTAAGAAATCTAATTGATATATTAAAACTCTTCTAGTTGCAAAATCACCCTCGTAATCATCTTGAATATTTACATTATTCAAAACAATTTGAACATCTTGTTTATGATTGAATCCATCAATTGGTTTTATAGCAACTGTGTATTCAGGCTGAAAGTATGGTAGAATTTGTTCAACAATTTGTAAACCATCATCTTGGTTTTTTGTCATAATACTTAAACTCATACCAATATTATAAGAAGTAAAATGTTTTACTGTTTTCTTTTTAGTTACATCACTTGCACTTGCTTCTGTAATACTATTTCTTCTTTGTAATTTTTGAGTTGTATCTAATTCTAAGGAGGTAATCTCAAACGCCATTCTTGGTAGCTTAATTGCAACAGAAGCATCTTGTCCTGTTTCAGCATCGAGCCTTGCAAGAAACTTTTGTTTTGGTCCATAAGCTAACGGAACTCTGATTTGATTTAAGATACCGCCACTACCATCTTTTCTAATCACAGAAATATTATTAAACAGTGTACCAAAAACAGCCACTGATTTTCTCATTGTTGCGTGATAAAAATGATCTCCAAACATTAATAAGTCTCCGATGGATCGCCAAATGGATTTGTCTCAGTAAAGTCTAAGAACTCATCAGCTTCTAATTCAAATTCAACGTTTTGCATTTGATCATCTGTAGGATCGAAATTATCAGCATCATCAGAAACTGTATAATACTTAGTAATAAAGCATGTATTATTTGAATCATCTCCTACTAAACCTATAGTATCTGATTCAATAAAATCTCTTTGAGTTTCACTACCGGTTACACCAACATTCGAAACCGAAATAGTAGCTACAACATTAGAAACTTTTGTAATCGTTTGAATTTCTCCGAACACAACAATTGCATCAGCATCTTCTGCAGCAATAGTAATAGTTGGAGGTTCAATATATCCTCTACCTCTATCTGTAATATTAATTTCGCTTAATACACCATTTGCAATTACACCAGTCGCTGTTGCAGTGGAAGCTACAGCATCTGGTTCATCAATTACAATAATTGCTGAATCTATAGAATCTGAAATTTCAGGAATATCAATCGAAGAAACTCTTCCATCTTCAATATTTACAATAGCATTAATATTATTTGATGTTCCACCAGACACATAAGTAATTACTGCATCAGGAACCAACGTATAACAGTTACCTGGGTTAAGTACTTCGATAACATTAATAGCATTATCGATAATTTCTACAGCAGCTGTTGCTCTTTGAGCTGGAGCAGGATCTTGAATTGTAATTGTAGGAGCAGCATTTACATATTGGCCACCTTCTATAATTTGTATAGACTGAATTACGTTATTATCAATAATAGCGTTAGCAGTAGCTGCAACTTTAGGTGTAGGGTCTACAACCTGTTGTCTTACAATCTCACCATTTTCAAAATGATTTCCATCAGTTACTCTTAAATCTAAAACTCTTTGTGATGCAAAATCTTTTTCTTGTGAATCAATTAACTCTATATCTGTATCGAATTGTTCATCGCTATATTCATATAATGCGCATTGTAATTTATAAACTGGTAAGTTAGATAATTGATAAAACGGTTGCTCATCTTCGACAAAAGTAATTTCAAAGAAAGCATTAGACATTGGTAAAAAGATAAGATCGCCTTCTAATGGTTTTGGATCTTCTAAGTCATTATTCCAATAGCCAATAAGTTTATTCCACTGTCTACGAGAAATAATAAAAGTTGCTTCATCTCTTATTTCTAAACCAAATTTCTGATATAAATCTCCAGTACCTTCAAATCCATCGGTGTTTTCGATATAAGCTTCTATAAGATATGCATCATCAAATTTAGAAGATGGATCTTCACCAAAAATGCTATCGCGATTTATAACGGTACGAGGAATATAATAGACATCTTGTCCATATATTTTAAGAGATTCAACAATCAGGTCCTCGTAAAGATCTTGTTCTGCTTTTACGGCCTGAGAAAAATAAACATTTCTAGGCATAATTACCCCATGTAGAAGTCGACTGGCTTTTCCCAATTAAGGCGAGCTTCTTCCTCTAGTTTCTGTAACTCTTCATTAGCATCATCAAATAATTGTCGACCATTAAAAGTTACGCCACCAGGCATTACCATACCTTCAAATTTTATAAGGTTTGTACCCCATTGTCTTTTAATAAGAGCTGTGGCATATCTCTTTAAGAAATAATCGTTATACACATCTGTATAAGTATCAGGATCTAAAATTCTACTACATTCGATAACTAAATATTGATCGACTTCGACTTCTTCTTCCCAATCCATAAAAATTTCTAATCTATTTTTATGTCTTTCAAAATTAACATGCTTTTCATCAGAATCTATTACATGATCTAATAGTCTTAAATATTGCATACTCTGTACGTATTCTGCAAGACTACCCATAAATCCAAGATTATACATATCATTTAAATGTATTTGATATCTTACATCAAACATATCATTTGAAGATACACTATCTCTGATGGGCATTACTCTTGTTACTTCGGTAATTAAATCATTAAGTGCAATATAACCGTTGTCAATATCTACTTGAGTTACTTGATGTTTTAAATAAACTTTTTCAATGGCATCATCATGATAATGCTGATAGAATTGTAGAGCTTCGTCTATTCTATCGCTTACTTGATCATCATCAATATTAATCTCAATCACAGGCGCACCTAATGATCTTAAGCAATAATCGATTAATGTTTGTCTGCTATTAGGTTTTGCCATATTACTATTTATATCCTATTTATTAATTAATTTTACGTCCATTCACCATCTGTATAAGTGAATTCGTATCCTTCATGTGTAGCTACATCACCTTCTGTTACTTCAGGAAAATGTAAATTATTTATTTCTTGTCTTGCTTCTTCTCTTGTCATTTTAATATAACCCCGTTGCTGCACTGTGTTGGCCAACATTAGTTACTTTGGCCTGTCTAAAAGTATATCCCGCCCATTGATGCCAATCTATAGAAAAACTAGCATAACCACCAGATAAATATGCAACTAAAACAACGTAACCGTCAGTGGAAACATAGCTGTCTTGAACTAATGCCCAACTCGTATCGTTGTGTTTGCTTGGATTGTATAAACTACCCAACCAGTTATGCCAACCTATCATTCCTGAAGCTGTTCCTCCGCCATAAGCATACGCACTATGATATCTAAAACATGACATGGTATAAGAGGTATTAAAGTTTGGGCTACCTCCTCCCCACAGATCTGTTTTCATATGCACGTAGTTACCAGTATTTGTAGGTGGTCCTGCATATACAAACCAATCTCTTGTAGTTCTATAAGAAGACTGATACGTACCCTGAGAACGACCAGAAAGAATAGGCCCTGGGAACATGGCAACTGAAGTTGTATTATGCATTCCAGTTTTTGGCTCAACATTATTTACGTTACCCATTACAAAATTGCCGTTAGGGTCTATTCTGAGCTTATCGTTTGTAGATGCTGCACTGGATATAGCAAAGTCATTGGCATCATATCCAGAAATACCCATTCTCCAAGAAGGGGTACTAGAAGTACCTTGTGCAAGTGTAAAACAAGGAGCGTTTGATCCTCTTACGTGTACTCCCTGATAATTATTACTGTCGTGAACTTCTAGAGCATGATCAGGACTTACTTCACCACCAATCCCAACATTACCATTCGAAGCATCAATAACAATCCCATAATTAGCTCCTCTTAATCCTAGCTTGTCATAGGTACTATCTTGATCTCTGTATGAAACAATCTCTGTAAAATCTGAACCGTCGCTTTTAGCTTGGATAACAAGACCTACATTGTCATCTGTAAAAGAAGCGATATCTCTACTTGATCCAGCAGAGACATTAAAAAGCCTGCCGCCAGGACTACTAGCTCCTACATTAAAATGACCGTCTGTATCAATGTGTGCTCTTTCAAGCCAGCTAAGAGAATCACCTGCTGAACCAACTGGAGCATAATTAAAACTTAATCTATTTAAATTCC